CCGGGGTTTTTTCTTCAATCCAGACGCAAGATTCTGTCGACTAGGTTCCCGGAGGACCGAAAATGTTGACGGGACACCCAAATTTGGCCGCAATTTGGGTTTCAATCGTCACCATGTACATACTCATCCAGCGCCCGGACTTCGGCAATCCCTTTTTGGCGCAATTCATCCAAAGTCGCGGATGTCTTATATAGCGTGTCTCATGTTAAAAATCACCCCCAAAACTAAACTAAAAATTTAAAAATAAAATAAAACTAAATTAAAAATTTAAAAATAAAAAATAAAAATTGGTGCGTGTGTGATTTGAAGTCTATATTGCGTTCAGTTGAAACCCTCTTCAGGATGATCGAAAAGAAAACAAAAGGTAACTCCGAAAATGTTAATGATTAGATCAGATGCTTGCAGGCTAGTAGACTGCTTCTCATTCTCAATGAACACACCAACTCCATAGCTCCATTCACCGGTGGATTAGGGGACTTCTCGGTAGAGTACAATAAATCCAACAATTGGTCTGTTTCTTTACTATCTTAAACAACATGAATTCAGTCAACTTAAACAAGTTACAATCAACCAGCGCACGGGAGGCCGTGGCTGAATCTTCCTACGAACAAGGCTATCGAAAGGTCGAAGCCTACACTAAGATGAAATTGGGTGGCATAGAATATGCCAAACGTCAAGCATTATTCAAGATCAACGAGCAGAGACATGAGTATGGTCTCCCTCTTTTGGACCTCAATCGTCTCTATAGGCAGAACATGCTACCTTCCGTGGCAAGTGCGCAGCAAGCCTATGATCTAGCGCGATCTGAAATTGAATACCAAAAGGAAACTCTAGATTCTGTTGATCACAGAGGCAGACCTCAGCCTTCTAAAGCCATCCACCCCAACCCTCCTCCTCGTCAGAAAAAGAAGACGCCTGATGCTTCTGACCTCGCCTACAAGGCCAATGGGGTGTCCGCCCAACGTGCGAACCCCATTGTGAATAAGGCTAAGCTTAAGAAGTTGATCGTTAAGTTTGGTACTCAGGCCCGAGGTTTTACTGACACCGAGGTCTCCTTCCTCAAAGCTCGCCAGTCTCTCGTTGATGTGTGGCTTAACAAGCACTGGGACGCACATGAAGATTTACGTCCGAATGTGAACCATTCAGTTTTCATTGCTCCTCGTGGCATCATTGTTTCCACAACCAAAGAAGCATCTTCTGATGAGATGGTCGAAGCCCTAAGTGAGGCTAAGGCCAGAGAACTCGCTCACAAGTTCAAAGAAGACGCTCGAAAGAAACGAAAAGCCGCGAGGAAAGCGCGCAAACTTACTTGGAATCGTCCAGAAGAGGTTCCTAAACCTGACATCGAGCTTGAAAACGAGACCGAAAAACGACTCGACCTTACGGCTCGCGGCTGTAGACAAAGCCTTTGTGCGGCGGTAAAACCCCACCACAAACTCATCAGTTGGCGCGTCCGTACTAGAGAGGGTGAACGCCCCTTCAAGCGACACGTTCTATGCCCCAAGATTTATCCTATTCTCGACAGTAAGTATGGTATTAATTGTCAACAACTGTCAGAGTATTTGTATCTGCGTCGCAACAAGAGTTTCGACATCAATGAACTGTCCCGATCTGAGCGCTTCATGCTCGCTCGCACAACCAGATGGTTAGCCCACTGGTTTGACTCCGTGAGCTTGGATCATTTTTATGCTGCGAGAGAACAATTGGATGCTTGGGTTCTCTCTCCTGAAATGTCCCATATTCGCGCAGCGGTCGCTCTCTGTGATCTGGATCGGCAACCCCGAGGGTCCCGCCATCCTCGGACCAACGGTCAAATTTTCTCTGACTTTCATGTCCGTCCTTGGGATCTTAATCGCAAACTTCGCAGACACAAAACACCTACCCTCACTCATACCGAGATTCAGGTAATTTTGTCAGAACCGACGCGCTATTTCCGCGCTCTTGCTAAGGCTGACCGCGAAGTTCAACTCTGCGTCATTCACCGAATGCTCGATGCACAATGTGATTCTCTTGATTCCGGTCCAAAGGGCGCCCGTAAGGGTCGTAGCAAGGGACGTAGTCGTTCACGTTCACGCTCCCGTTCCCGCTCGAGGGGCAAAAAGGTTACTCTTAAGATTCCTGGAACTAAGGAGTCCATTATCGTAAAACCTGGTAGGTCTAGATCCAAGACTCGCATTTCCCACAAGGGCAAGGGAAAAGCCAAGAGGATGGATGAAGGTGTTGTCAAGGAAGCACAGGGTGCCAAGACAGTCAAAGAGACCCCCGGTGTCGCTGATGCGACCAAGTTCTCTGCAGGTTCCAAGATGTATCAACAGGTCAGCGCTCTTGCCGCTCCGGGTGTCATTAAGAGTGTGCCGATTTCCGTTCTCGAACTCGGCAAGATTCAAAGTCTCAACCTTCCTGCCGGATCCCCTAAGGGCTCCATCAGTGCCAACGCCGCTAATTTTATTTGGGCCAATTGCCAAAAGATCACCGTTAAATACGAGGGTAATGCTCCCAACACTGTTGGTGGGAAAATACTCTTTGTTTCTTCTCCTGTTCCGCTCACCGATGACAACTTCTTAGGCTATATTACGAATCGCCAGATGGCGGGAGGCAAGTGGCCTGGTGATGTCGCCGAATTCGATGTAGCGCGTTTTGCCTCTGGTTCTAAATCTTCCGTCGGCAATTTTCAGCTCAACATTATCCATGGTGACAGACCGATTGGCATAAACAATAAGCCTGGTGACGTTAGCCCCATTCTCACCTTTTTCTCTATTGTCCAGTGGACCATTGACACCAACATGCAGCTTGGTGGCACTCCCTCCGCTTCATCCTCTAATAACATAGTGTATGATTCGATTGCCGTAAACAGGTTGTTTACCCTCGATTATCATGTCAATATGAATTGGATTTATCGATGTGGGGGCCAGAGCAACAGTAGTAATGTTGTTCAGTCTGAGGAGGAAATTGTCCAGCAACGACAAACTAATGTGGGTACAACCACGTCTGGTGTAGGTTTCGCCACGAAACGAGGGGGTCCTGAGTTAGCCCTCGTCACTCCCGATCTGGCCTCACAGGCTGTGAACTCAGTTGACATGTTTGGCAACGGTAAAACGTTCACCGGTATCTTCACTGCTCCTGGTGTTCCCAATGGTCTTGATCTGAAGTTCATCGGTGCTGACACGTACAATGGCAATGATTTTTTCTGGGTAGAAAATTCCATTACTGGTGAAATCATTGCCTTTGTCGTTAGCACAGCCGTTTCTGCTTTTTTTAGTGCGGTTGGCACCCCTGTCGCTGGTAAATTGGCATCAACAATCATGTCCTACGTTTGTCAAGCTGTTATTGCCGGGGCTGAAATGCTCTGGTGTTTTATGGCTCGCGAGGTTGGAACCCCAAGCACTGTTCAACAGAAAACTAAAGCCCTTGACGCCGCCAACAATTCCCTTGATGGCCCTCAATCAAATGAAACTGCGCTCACGGGCTTTACTAATCCAAACTATTCTACCTTTACTGGTTTTGCCAACGGTCCCTACACCACTGCGAATTACGACATTTGGTCCCAGGCTGGTCGTGCCCCTGCAGATAGTGTTGCAGGTCGTTTGAACTACCTCAAGCAAGTGTGTCTCTATCAGGGTCTCTACCCCATCATGCTGATCTCCAATGGGGCTGATGCTCCCACTGTCAATGGCAATGTCAATCAGCAGATGTATGAGGTCGTCGAAGGTGGTGTTGATGCTCTTTATCCTACTGTTGCTGGTACGTACACTGATCCCACTTCTGATTTTGTTGGAATTCCTGCTGTTTTTCAGAAGATGGGCCAGAAGCCTGGACCCCATCCTCGCATTTACCATGGTGGTGTACCTGAATTTATTGCTCCCAACAGAATTATGCGCCGTATCTTGTATAACTTCACTTATGAAGCTCCTCCCCAGCCCCCTAAAACACATGTGTCTAGTTCCAACTTCACGCCCGCTCCTGTTCCCACTTCTGGTGCCAAGCTAGGTATTGCGCAAATCTATTACGATACCCCTAGTCTTGGCAGTTTAGATGATATCGGTGATGACGGTGTCAGATTCGACCAATACCCTAGCGGAGGTTATGATACTGTGCTCAAATTCTTAACCGAGTTTTTCAACGCTCCTCCCACTTTTGATGATGACAACGATCTTGTGGTATTCCCCGTCGACATCACTTACTCCCTTATGGGTCGCCTCCCTTTTTCTGAGTATGGAGGTTCGTTTCCTAACGAGCACTTGCAGATGTCCAAGACTGCTGATGCCCGAGGTCTACAAGGAGGTGCTTGGCAAGGTCAGACCGGTCATCTTCAAAAGGTGACGACTGGACGTCTCGTGGGACTTTTCAAATTGTACACAACTATTGTGTTCGCCGACTTTGATTCCTGGGATCTCATTAATCTCAATTCTATCTGGGACGTGACTGAACATCTCACCATGACCGAGACCATTGCTGGGCGTAGGTTTCGACCTTTCGGTTATGGTGCCGCAAATGATGACATGTCAGTGTTTCACGTGATGCCACGTTTTTAACGGGCAGGTGCGATGAAATTACCCTCAAGTCCACCAAGAAAGTTGTTGCCAGAAGCGAGAAAGAGCCTTCATTTTCCTCCGCGTTCTGCGGAGTCCCTGTGGAGATAATAAGCCACATTCCTTCCGGTGTTACTACCTACTTAACTACTGATTTTCCGATCTTTGAATGTCAGTGTCTTAGTTTGTTGTACCACACCCATGTCAGCTGTAACGTTGAAAAGAGGATGTCTTTAGACTCATATACACCCTTTTCATGCCAATATAGCTGTCTTTTCCATCAAGAACTTGACTTTGACGATGATTACCTCGACTTTGAGGCCAAAGGCTCTAGTAGAGGCGAGATGTCAAAGAAACGTCAAATAAAGACCAAACGTGATAAGAAACACGAAAAACGCCACATGGCTGGACTTAAAGTCCCCAAGGCTCGCGTGGAGTACTCCGTTTCGGACAGAGTATTTGTTGCCGACCTTGGAGAGATCGATGGCGGATATTGTGGTCAGATGGTGATATATGCCCATCTCTTATTACATGGCAATGCCGTCTCTTTTGATACCATTCTTGATGCCCAAAAACAACTCGGAATCATCGAAGCCGATGGTGAGGCCAAAGACTGGTTGAATTTCATTGAGATCAAACTTCTTTGTTCCAAGTTTCGCATTCGACCCCTGTGCATTTATGATGCTCATCCCTTGATCTCTGGTTCCGACGCTATGACACCTAATGCCACTTCTGTCATGGTACTCTATGGTTCCGCTCATCACTGGCGTTATGTTTTACCAAACTACCATCGCATGTTTGAGTTAGTCAATGTTCTGGCAGGTGATTCTTTTGAAGTTCGGGTTGAGGACTATCAAACTGAGGTTTTCAAGTATCCTCGTGACAGATTAAACGAAGAACTTGAAGCCTTGGAAAGAAACGACTCAATTGGTTTCAATTTCGTCCATACGGCCCAGTTGTTTCTCCAGAAAACTGATGTCAACTGGGACCATTACACCGTGGGACAAAAGTGCATTGCAGTTCTCCAATTGATTAATGATACGGGAAATCCTGATTGGTCCGTGTTGGATTCTAGTTGTCTCAATAGTATAATCAGACCAGTGGGTGGTTATGAATTGGACCCTGAACAATGCGAAATGATTCCGGATCATACCAATTTTGAATGGGAACCGGTTCCTGCCAACATGTTCGTCGGACCCAATCAGCTTGACGATATCAAACTAGGACCTTTGTCGTTGGACCCTGATTTACAACGTCGGGGTGCTGACGATGATGTTGACCAGAAAACTGCCATGCTTAATGAAGCTGTTAAAGCCGCTCAATCGACACGCACCAGGCAACCCAAAAAAACGTTTTCCCCAGATTACTGCTGAAAGCGTTCAAGCCTCGATTGATGCTGCAGTTCAATCATCAGCCGCGGCCCATGTTGCTGATCCCAACCTTCATCTTAAAATTGACGATAAAGGGAAAAGCAAGATTGCGGCCCGTCCTTCAAGACCCATTCCGATCACTCCGACCTGTAGTTCTTCAGTCGGTCCAAGTGGCTCAACAGCGGCTACATCCTTGGACTGCATTGTCCAGAAGATGTCTGATGCTCAATTTCAGACTTTCATGGCCGGTTTGTCCAGTCTCCGCAAGACGTCTACTGACATCATAACTCCTTCGGAGGATCAGACCACTGCTCCTGCTCCGCCCATGCGTTTCAACCCTCCCGCTTTAAAGCATGGTGTGGAATATGACCCAAATGAGACTAGTGGGTGGACCAATGTCACACGATGGATCTCTGAAACTGCTTCGAAGCTCTGGGATCTCATGAATTCGCCCTTACCTATGATTGAGCACATCAAAGGCACTTCATCGTTCAGGGTTGTTATTCCTAAACGCGAGAGAGTATTGCACACCCGTCACGCCCAGGCCTTGACCGCTTTGGCTGACAGCCTTAAATACTCCTTCGTGGTCGCTTTAACTCGCACACACTTCTTTGCCGGTGTTATCTCTAGCATTGGAGTTTGGCTGTACGGATTAGCTTCCCCTCTCATAACTGAAGTTGAAGACCACGAGTTTGATGCTGATTGCGCTCCAGATCCTTATCGTAATGCAATCATGATCAAACCACGTGAGGAGCTCAAGCCTCGATATAAGATGATCAGATCCACCTATTTTGGAGTTTTTAGTCAGGTTGAATTCCTGGTTTATCCACATTCCAATTTGTTGGAACTCTTCAGTCCTAACATTGTGTCGACCAAAGGTTCCCCCGAGGAGATAGCGTCGAGGTGTACCAGCGAAATTCAAAATTCCGCTCACATTAAGCATGACAAAGAATTCACTGCCTTATGTGCGACGGTTTTGGGACAGAATATTTACCAAAATGCTGTCAGACTTGCGGTTATGTACCACACCAACAGTCTGCAGACGGGAAACTGTTCGGTAGACGTGTACAAGGCCCCCTTTTCTTGTTTGGATCTCTTAGCGCCGATGATGGCCGCGGGTATGATGCTGCTTCCCTCTTTGACGTACGTTACGACTGCAGTGTTAAGTGCGACGCAGGAGTTGGATTTAGCATCCCGATTGTCACCAATTCGGGGATCGCCATCCCTTATGCTGCAACGCCTATGCTCTGCGTTTGGGATAGGTCAAACCAAATCAGAGGGTTCTTCCATCGGAACGCCCGTCAATTACCCAACTGTTACAAGCCGTTCCGAGACATGCTCAAACAGTGGAATCTCTATAAGCTCAAATCCTGCCTCAAGCCTATCGATTCCCTCTTCGACCAAGACATCGAAGTCTGGCTCGCAGCCACTCATTATAAAGGAACACGAAAAGACCAGCTCAGAAAAGCTTATGAGAGGATCAAAGAGCTCTACAACCTTAGTCGCGCAGACTTTATTTCTTCCAGCTTTGGTAAAAAGGAGTGCTCTGATTCAGGCAGCTGGGACAGTGTTTCCACCCTTTATAAAATTTTACGTATCATTCAAAATTTGTCTGACGAATTTAAGACAATGTTTGGCCCGATTATTAAAGAATGCGAGAAACAAGTATTCAAGCTTAAATGCTTTATCAAGCGCATTCCTGTCAATGGACGAGCTCAATATTTACGGGAGCTATTCAGATTGTGTGGACATTTCTTGTGTTCAGACTATGAATCTTTCGAAAACATGTTTGACGCCATCTTTATGGAGTGCATTGAGATCCCATTCTTCGATTACATGCTGCAACACATGTTACTCTATCCCCTGCTTATGCTCTACATCGAGCTTGCAAGCATGGGAAATAATGAACTTAAATTTGAAACCATTACCGCATTCCTTAGATCCCTTCGTCTATCAGGAATTATGTGGACGTCTCTTATTAACTCTTGGTGCAACTTCGTTATACAAACACTTGTGTCGTACTTGTGCAAAGTCATTTCGGAGCATACCATCGAAGGAGACGACAACATCAAGGGGAATGATGCATTTACTAAGCCAGTCGCTGCTGCCGTGTATCAAATGCTCGGATGCTCTGTTAAGATTATATGCACGGATTCATTCGAGCGAGAATCCTTTTGCGGGCTTGTGTTTGCAAACGAGGATATGCGAAACATTCCCGATGTGGTTTACACTTTGCAAAAACTCGGATGGTTACCAGCTCGCTACCGGCCTGGAAACCGTAGTGAAAATACTCGAATGGTCATCCTTAAATCAATGGCACTATCTTGCCTTTACCAAAATGCAGGCGCGCCCGTGGTGCAGGCGGCTGCTTGCGCAATTATCCGATGCTTACCCGGAGTTGAAATCGATCCTGACTTGGTACCGTGGAACTGGTATACTCAACGAGTACAACAAGAGATACAGCGCTATGGAGCTGTCAGATCTCGAGTCGGGGAAGCCTCTTATCGAATTGTCGAAGAGTGCCAAGGGATATTGGTCGAAGATCAAAAACTCATTGAGCGCTGGTTTGATAGCTGGCGATGCCTTCAACCAATGGATCACTGGTTCTTTGAGCGCTATTCTAGCTCGATTTGCCGTGATTACATCAGACATTACGCAAGTGATTTCTGGTACATCAAGTCTAATCTCGCGTTACCTGCTTTCAAACCTTCCAAGGGTCGCAAGAGGTTACGACTCTATGAAACTGTCGTTACTGTACTTAATCTTGCACAAAAATACCAGGCTCGTGCTACCAACAATTTTCGGCTCGTTGGTGACAGTCTTGTCTTTTCTGCCCGTCGCCCCATACATTACTCCTATTTGGACATTTATCTTGGAGATGTGTCTTCCATCGATTCTGACTTTGCACTCACTCAAATTCAGTCTAACAATGGCCATGATACCGGCAAGTCTCGGGATCTATTTCCCCATGGTGACTCTGGGGGGATCAGTGATGTTTTTGGGATACAAGCTTGCGCATATGATTCTAGATTCTACGACGGACTATTGTCTGGAGGAGTATCGCCGCCTCAAGATGCGCCAGTTTGCTGAACTAAATCCTAATCAGCAAGCTGCTTTATTGGGATTGAACATGTTGCAGAAGGGCAATATGCTCGATTTCATTCATAGAAACGACGATTGGTCTTATTATAAGTTTAATAAGTTATTCGTCGAAGAAAACTTTACAGGTCTTTTGGAACTCGAACCGTCATTTTCTGAGTTTCCTGATTTCTATGATTACGCAAAATTCGTGGGTCTCAAAATAGATCTCGATGAACATTGGTTCTCGAGGTGTAGAGATGGCTTCATGGGTTTTGGTTCCAATGGCAAAACCAGTATCGAATTTTACTACGATACTGAATCTCAAACTTCTAGTAGCGGAACTTCCGAGACAGATTCACTTCAACTTAACACCATTGATGACTTTGAAGCAGAACCTCAACGAACGCACGCAAAAGAAGCAGGGGGTTATTTTAGTAGTTATTCCTATTTGGAATGTGATTTTGTTTCGTCTAACGCTAGCGATTCTGAACAATCTAACACTTCTGAATCAGATGGCTTCGAAGACGTAGAGCTCGTACCTAACAATTTTGATTTACACTCCCACTCACGAAGACCTACTTGTTCCTCCAGGCCACTAATTTCCGAAACTGTTGATTTTCCGGTTAGGTCATGTTGGCGAGGTGTTCCCAAAGAG